GATTCTTTCCCATTGCCCTAAAAACGGCATACCAGCTAACACCTGTCCAACCATACGGATCATCAGCGGTTTCAACGCTTACGTTTCCACGAGCGGCAATGCTTGCACCGACAGCCTCATTGATAACATTCATGCCCAAGAGCATCCCGGCATAGGACGGTATCGAAAACACATTGCCGTCAAAATACATGGTATTGCTAAAAATGGATGTGCCATAAACAACAGCAGTTTTACCATTCAGCTTTTTGACAGTTGGTTCAGCGGCTCTCGGCATACGGACAGCGCACCTGCCGCCTTTGGCCCGTCCGCAGTTGACAACGATACTATCTACCCCGTCCGGGATGGTCATCTGGAAGTCCTCGTAATACTCTGAATCCGTCACAGACCATGCAGAGGGCGGCATATTATCGGCGTTCTGATAGCTGACAACCGCACCATCCTTTAGCAACAACCACGCAGGCCCAGCCAAATTGGAGTATTTGCGTCCCGAAATGCAAACTTGGTCATTAGCGGAAACCGGGAAAACCTTCCGATGAGCCGCAGAACCCAAAGATGTGTTGATGTTTCCGCTCGGAAGCATGAAACCTTCGAGTGCTTCAACTTCCAGATATTCCCACATGTTTTCATCGAAGGCAACATTCAGCGGCCTTTGGTATTTGATAGCGATATTGCTCTGCCATCCGTTGACCACGAGTTCGTCACAGCCGTCTGGGATCGTAACCGCAACATCAGTAAGCGGGGTATTGTTGCCCCCGGAATACGTATGATAAGCCCTCCACGCGCCGTTGGCCCGGATAACCCACAACGGATAAACGGAACTGATATAGACACCGCTGACCAGATAAGTTTCGCCCGGTTTGACTTTCCACGCGACATGGTAGCTGACGTCAGCCAGATACACGCCGTTATAGGACATTACACCCGATTCGACAAGCATGTTAGCAAGCGGCACGGTTTCAAAATCCGTAATCTTTTCCTTGGTTTCGGCCACGGTTTCTGCCATTTTTACGATGTTATCAGCCGTGTTCTTATAATACACGTTCAGATCAATCTGATCCATGATGCTCGTTAGGTCAGTATCCGTGCCGTGCTTCAAGGCAAAACTATAGGTATAAGATGTATCGGTAATGTAAACGTCCGTGTTTTCGGCCCATGCCCCGCGATTCGTCAGAACACCGTTCTTTTCCATGTACACGAAGATGCCCCAGCCATTTTTTACGGTGATGGTCACGGGTTCTGGGAAATCTATATTGAGTACAGATGCACGTGCCTTGTTGGAGTTGATAACATAAGTCCCGCCGGATACGTCAATGCCGCCGATGCTAAAATCCATTGTTGTCAGCAAGTATGGATCATTAATCGTTTTGTAAGCACTCAAGGCGCTCTTTAAGTCACTAACCTGTCCGCCCAAATCATTCCCCAGCGCAACCGCAGTGGCATCTGTTCCTGTCCAGCTTCCGGCGGCATGGTCAACGGTGAAGCGATACAGAGTGCCGTTATAGTATACATACGCCCCGGCGGTGTAGTTAGTGGACGCGCTGAACGTGGGCGCAATTCCCGCCATCAGGGAAGCCATATCAGACGCGGGGATTTCGGCTGTCGCGGCTTCAATGTCGCTCACAAGCTGGCCCACGGAAGCAGTGATCCTGCTCCCGGGATCAACGATTGTGTCCGTTTCCAAAAGCTCAACGTTATAGATGGCTTTCAAAACGGTTGTGCGAATATCGTCGCTTACCACCTGAACGCCCACGCCGATCTGACCGGGAATAGCGAAACAGTCTCCCGTCAAGGTCACGGTGACAGTGTTGCCGCTGATACTGCCGTTCGTGATCGGGACGGTCGCGCCGTCCGGGCAGATGACGGAGCAGGAGACGGAGCCACCGCCGGAATAAGGCTCAGTGCCGTTGAACAGGTCAACGGTTATGACGTTGGAAAGGTTGTCCCCGTTAAATACGATGGTTCCGCACTGCCGAATCTTGATGTCCTGCGTCAGGTCTTGCACAAAGTGCTTTACGAATTGGGGCATTTTTCATCGCTCCTTTCTGGTTTCTGGTTAATGGTAGCTATACAGGCATCGAGAATATCAAAAACGGCGTTCATCTTTTTTACATTCTCGCGTCCATTTACTGGGATCGAACCAAGGACTTCTTCCGCTTTGGCGATTGCTTCAACAATTGTCATGCTATAACCCCTCTTAATATGATGAAATAATAAGCTCGTGACCGCCGGTTTCTGCGGTCTGGTATGAGCCTGTCACAGTGAAAGTACTGCTTGACAAGTCTTCCCACGTTCCGTCAGTCTTTTTGCCTCTTGCTTTAATGGTCATTCGGCGTGCTGAGTATGCTGTTCCGGGGGTATAACTTGCCCATGTGCGCGTAACAATGTATTCTGTGTATGCACTGCCGCCCGCCGGGGTTTTGAAATAGAACTTTTGCGCGGAGCCGTCATTTGGCGTTGCAACAGCCTGATAATACCTGTCTGCAGTTAATTCGCCTTTATACTCGCCTTCTTGATAAGGTTGACCTATCGGCCCATTGAGAGCGAGCGTTTGAATGCCGACATGGCTTTGATAATACGCCGTGTCGGCAATATTAAAATTTATTGATGGCCCCGCAGCGCCGCCAACGGTCGTCGTCGGGATGGTGATCTGGCCACCGGAGGCAGTGGCTGTGCCGAAACCGTCGATGGCGTCTCCGACCAAGGAAACATCCGTCGAGCCGATGATCAGCCCCACCGTTTTGACGGACGTTGCGTCCACAACGTCTGCGATGATATCTCCTTCAACATTCATCCCGTCAGCGCCAACGCCGATATAATCCGCCAAGAGGTTCTGGACTTCCAGCTCATCGATATCGCCGATAGCTGACTTCAGGCCAGTGGACGTCACATAGCCGTCTACAACCAAGTTCGCGTTTCCCGCTGTTCCGGTAACATGAACATTCCCACACTCAATCGAAAGCTGTGTCGCTACGTCACCCTTTACTACCCGCAGATTGATCGCTGATGCGTTCTGCTCGATTTTTGAATACAGGCCTTTCCCACTGACAAAGATCGGTTCACCGTTCGCGTCCACAACCACTTTGCCGTCTGCGCCGATTTGTGCGCCTTCACCCGCGACCAGCGCCGTGATGTTGTTTCGGTCAACGGTCAACTGTGCGACCTCATGTGCTAACGACGTGTTGATTTCGTCGACCTCTGCCGCCGTGTAAGACAGTTCGAGTTCGTTGATTTGTAGCCATGCGCGGAAGTTGCTTTCTTCGAACTTTCCGTCGTTCTGACCGCCGCCGCCGCCACCGCCGCCGCCAGCGGCTTTGTTGGTTTCGCGGTTAATATACACAATGTTCGGGATGTATGTGCCAATGCTGACGCGGCTCTGCGTTGGGTCTAACAGGTCTTCGGTGTATTGGATGATTTGCTTGTGCAGAATGTCGCCCGTCGGCCTGATCTCCACCAGTGCCATGTCGTACAGTCTCAGCGGTACATCGTTATACCCCAGCCGATAAAGGTCGGCGACAAGGCAGTCGATGGTCACGTCTGGGTGGTTCAGCGTCTTCAGGCTTTCCCACGTTTTCTGAAGCAGGATTTCAGGGTCGCTGATATCGCCGTTCTGATAGTACGCAAAACGCGGTCTGCCGTTCCTGCCATATGCCGCCGTTGCGTCGGGGTCTTCCAAGTACGCCTGTCCCAGTGGCTTCGCAGGATGGTCGGCGGTCGCTTCCCACGCCACGTCGGTGAACGTGATAGGCGCATTCACCTTTTCGCCGTCCACATCCGTTTGCGTGGTTTTGCCGAACGCATACAGCGCCGTTTTCAGGCGCGAATCGTCCCACGTCACGCCCATTTCATCCGCGTTCTTGTCAAGGCTGAGTCTCAGCCCGCGCCACGCGCCTTCGGACGATACTATATCAAGGTATCTGCCCGTGATGCCCGTCGCGTCCACCGTCACGCGCGGCAGGATGTGTACATTCCAGCTTTTTTCGATGGTACGGATATCGGCCCACACGTTCCCGTTCGTAATGTTCGCCGAAGACGTGTTGCTGACCTGTGACTCGCCAACACTCCACAGCGTGCCGTTCAGCAATTGTGCCAGCGCCGCGCTTGCCGTGATGTCTGTCCACTCAGCATCGGCGAAGAATTCATCCGTCAGTTCGGATATGGCGATGTGTTCCGCGCTGACTTCCTGATAATGGTCGGGTTCATACGTCTTGACTTTCCTGATCTCATAGACCTGAAAGACACCCGACGCGTCTTCGTACCCGACACGCATTCCCCTGTGAATGACCTTGCCCGCGTCATAGGAGAACAGCGCTTCAAGGGTCATTTCCTCATGCGTTACGCTTGCGCTTTCGGGGTCTGAGCGTTCAAAAAGCACCGTCCCCGCTGCGTCAAAGAATAAGAACCGCATTTATTCCCACCTTTCGCGCCAATAGACCGTTCCCGTTCCAGTGATGGTCTGTGCTCCCGTCTGCGGAATGATGAAATGACTGTCGTAGGAATAATACTGCATAACGCTTGTACCACCCACATCAGCAGTCTGCCTGTTCAGGTCGATGGTCAGCTTGCCCGCAGGAACGGTCGTGAACGTCATCGTGTCCGTGCCGTCGCTGTACGATTGGTTCGTCGCCTGTGCGCTCAGTGTGCGCTCGATCCGCATGATGGGCGGCGCGTCCCCGCCGATGTAGACAGCAGACCCACAAGCCGCGCTCTTTTCCTGCGTCGAAGTCCAATACGGATTATCGAACGTCGTGAACGCGATTGTCAAACGGCTTTCCCACCACTGCCGCGTCGAAGGTTCAGGAAGATTCGTGCAGACGCATTCAAGATACATATTGTCGCGGAACGGGAGCGACAGCCTTTTCGGCGTGTCGCTCCGCGCCCATTCCGTGATGCTCATAAGCTGACGTTCGCGCACCGTCCTGTCGTTGGTCAGCAGTGCGAACGTTATTGTCACTGTCCGGCTTCCCCCCGCCATCCTAACGAAGTCCGCGCCCCAGCAGATGGGCCGCTGGCGGGCAACAACGTTCATAGATATGGGAGATACGCGGATATCTTCGATTTTCACAGGCGCGACGGATTCCAGCGCCTTGCCGTCAAAGTAAATCACTGCTGGTATCCGCTCCTTTCTAATGCCCGATAGCTGTCGGCCTGACGAGCTGAGATGACGCGCCCGACGGTCTGCCCGTCCAAGTATACGTTTCCGCCAGTGTGTACGTTGTCGCGAACGGTAGCGCCCAAAGCGTCATAGTCGATGGAATTTCGGCTTGCCGCGCCGCCGTACTTGAAATCGCGCCACAGTTTCGCTTCTTCTGCGGTCAGCACGCTTTCGCCTTCGTGCAGGGCCGCAAGAAAGTTGTCGAACGGTACATAATCCATACCAATCGCCAGCGGTTCGGCTGTAACAAGACCTTTGCTTACCTTGCCGCCTGAGAACGTCAGGATGCCCGAACCGAAGCTGAACCCGCCTACCTTGTTCAGGCGGTTCAATACAGCGTTCAGCGCGTCGACCTGCTTCTGAACGGCTGGTATCTGCGCCGCTATGCCGTCTGCTATGCCCTGCACAGTGCCTTGCATCGCCTCCGAAGCCTGTTCTCCAAGATTCAGCCCTGCGATGGCATCGGACGCGCTCTGCACAAGGCTTTGGAACGCTTGGTCGGTGCTTAACGCTTGGTCTGTCAACTGCTTGGTCAGGCTTTCGCGTTCGCTTGCGGCCTGTTTGAATGAATTGTTCAGTTCTTCGATGCGCTGGTCGCCCTCTTGGATGCTGTCAGCGGTCAGCGCGGCAAGATAATCGTAACTTTCCGCGCTACCATCAGCCAGAGACGACAGCACGTCTTCACTGTATCCAAGCTGGCGGGCGCGTTCCATCATCGACGCGTAGTTCTGATAATACGCGATCTGCTGTTTCAGGCCAGTCGTCATCTTGTCAATGGACTGTTCAGCTTCGTGCGCCCCCTGAAGCTTCAGTTCAATCGTGCTGGTGTCCTTTTTGTTTTCCAGCAGTTTCTTTTTCTCAGCTTCAAGGCTTTGGATTTCCTTCTTCGCCTTCTGTGCCGGGGTTTCTACACTGCCGAAGAGCGTGTGCGAAGATTCAAGCGCCTTTTCGATGCCCTTAAAGGCGTTGTCATAATACTTTTCGATCTCTTCCAGCGCCGAATTCGCCGCCTTGACCGCGCTTTCGACTTCCTTCTGCGCCGCCGCGAACTGTTGTGTTGCTTCCGTCGCGTCTTCTGTGCTTTCTGTGAACTTATCCACATCGCCGGGCATATCTTCTACGGCTTTTTTATAATGCCGCATTTTTTCTTCAGCTTCGGTGAGTGCTTTAGATTGCGCGATATGATTTTCTTTAGCAGTCTGTGTGGCCTTTAACAATTCCATATATTGTTTTCGGGCCGGATCATTACTGTCCTTTACACCAAGTAAGCCTTGCTCTTTCAGGGTTTTTGCAAGCTGTTCGTGTGCGGCTTCAAACTCTTTCTGGGCTTCATACGCCGCTTTATATTCAAGCTCATAATCAGCCATCTGCACACGCTTGGCTGCAAGCGCTTCTTCCTTCTGCCGCAGCGCTTGCATAGCAATGATCTTTTTATTGGCGTTTTCGTATTCCTGAATATAATTTTTGATCGCGGGAATACCGCCCTTGATCTCTCCGGTTTCCGTATTGATGATCTCAGACAGACCGGGGATCGTTTTAACAAGTTTCTGGCATGTCTTCAGCCAAAGCTCTTGTTTATCGGTGACATTGGTCGTGTCGATGCCCAGCGCGTTCAGTGCCTTTTCGGCTTGATTGCTCTGTGTGCCGAGATTGGCGAATCCCTGTGCCAACTGCGCGAACATCTCCGCGCCGCTGCCGTCAAGCTCCAGCCCGGTAAAGCCGTTTTTGAGCGCTTCAAATAACGTCTGCCAACCTTCAGTATCATCCGCGTCAAGCGTGTTTGCCGCGGCAGCAAGGTCTTCCAGCCACTTTTTCGTTTCTTCGGCGCTCTTCTCCGTCAATTTCGATACGCCGTCGGCATTCGCAGACAGCGTGCCGAGCATCGCCGCCCATGCGGCTTGCCGCTTGGATGGGTCGTTCCCGGATAGCGCGGAAGCTAAAATTTTGACGTTTGACGCAGCCGCTTTCGCGTCATCGCCGAACATGCCCGCTGTCGGGTTTGCCGTGGCAAGCGTCGATAAAAACGTTGCCCACTTGTTATTTTCGGTGCCGTCGAGGTTTTTTGCGTTCAGGCCGAGACTGCCGAGCGCATCCGCTGCCGCTTGCCCGCCAGCCATGTATCCAAGCGCATTTTTGGTATTTTCGCTGCCGAGCGTATCCATGAACTGTTCCCACAGCCCCGGATACTCGCCGCCAAGATCGTCAGCGGCTGCGGCTGCGGCTGCTAACCATTTTGCGGTCTTCTGGTCGTCTGAGTCGGTCGCGTCTGTTGCCCCCGGCAGGTTTGCGCTGACAGCGGTCAAAAGGGTCGTCCATTGGGTTGCATCGACACCGGTTTTGATCTCCATGGCATCGGCAATGCCTGTGAGCGTCCCCGCAAAGTCACCTGATTTCGCGGCTGCGATCGCGCCATCAAGCCCCGTCAGGTTCCCGCTCAACGTGCCGAGCCATTCGGATACGGTCGCATTCGTCAATTGCGTATTCTGCAATTCTTCCAGCACACCGACAAGCGCCCGGGCATTACTGGACGTTTTCTCGATCTCTGCCAGCTTTTCAGCGGTCTTCAGGTCGATATCTGCGAATTCGTCCAGCACGGTACGTTCTGGTACGGATGTCATGCTGGTCAATACATCGGCCAGACCGCTGGTTAGCGGCTCTACAAAATCCATCAGCAGCGTGCCCGCTGATGTTTTCATGCTGGCAATCGCCGTTTCGATCCTGCGCCTGCTGTTCGCGTACCCGTCAGCGGTCCGGGCAAAGTCCCCCTGCGCGTCCGCTGTCGCTTGCATCAGGTACTGATAGCGCAGCATCGTCTGTTCGCCCTGCGACATTTTGTCGAAGGCTTTCGTGATGCCCTGTGTCATGGCGTAGGCTTCAAGGTTCGCCACGCTCATGTTGATACCCAACTGCTTCAGCGGCTCAGTTTCGCCGGAAATACCCGACCTGATTTTCTGGAACGCCGTGTCAAAGTCCAGATTGTAGAACGATGCCATGTCAGCCGCAAGCCCAGCAAGGTCGGTTGACATATTGACTATTTCCGGCCCAGCCAGCCCGGACGATTTCATCATCGCGCCCAGCGTTGACGTGAAGCGCTTCGCCTGAATTTCAGTCAGACCAAATTGAGACTGTGCCGTCTTCGACCACGATTCGATTGTGCTTGCGCTTTCTCCGAACGTCACGTCGACGACGTTCTGCACTTCGCGCAGGTCTGACGCGGCTTCAATGGCCTGACTGCCGAACTCCATCAGCTTTTGACCGATTTGGGCGGCGGCAAAGGCTGAACCGATTTTTGTCAGTGCGGATGTGAAAGAACTGGTGATACCGCCTGAAGCACTTTGCCCCGCGTTATCCCACTTCTTGCTTTCCTGCTCGATGCTGTTGGTTGTGTCGTGCAGAACATTTTTTATGTTTCTGTTGTCGCCGTCAATTTCGAATACTACGCGACCGTCACTTGCCATTCGTATTTTCACCCCGCTTTGCCAGTGCCAACAGGCTTTCTGCTGTCCTGTGCATACTGGATTGGTATAGATTTTCGCGCTCTTTGTCTGTTAGCCTGACCGCGTAAGCCGCTTTTGCCTGTGCTAGCCATTGGCGTTCTTCAGCGTTGTATTTGGTCGCTTTTGGCATGGGCCGCGACCTGATACCGATGACCTCTGTATACCGCGAACCTTCAGGAAGACACGACAGAAGCGCCGTGAACTCCATCCAATGCAGTTTGTCCCGCCACAGATTGATGTGGTAGGACTGAAGAAAGGCCGCGCGTATCATGTCCGCGTCCTGCCCGAAGTCGGTCAGTTTCTTTTTATCGGGGCTTTTCTGTTTGGGAAACAGCATCGCCCTGACCGCCAGAAGGACACCATCCACGTTCTTCGGCGGGTGTTTCATCACGCACCTGACTGCCAGCCACGTCCTTGCATCAGGCATCAGGTCATCCCTTGCCAGTACATCCAGCATGTTCAGCACGTTGCGGAAGTCCAAGTCGACTTTGTACACCCGTTCGCCGACGCACACCCTGTCCGGTAGTCGCTCTTGCAGTCTCATTTCATGTGCTTCTGCGCTTTCGAAATCAGCTTCGACAGCCTTTGCGCGAAGTACCGCCCGCACACATCCACCACACAGAGCGCGTCGCCGTGGTAGAAGTCCAGCAGTTTATCCGCTTGTTCGCCGCCGAAGATAGCCGCCGCGAAATTCTTCGCGACCGCCGTGCGTTCTTCGTCCGTGCTGTCGTTGGTCAGACTCTTCAGTTCCTTCTGTGCCTTGGTCAGCCCTGCCACCATCCGCGCCGCATCCGCATCCACAGTCAAAAGTAGCTCTTCACCGCTTTCGACCACCTTCAGCTTGTCGCGCACACGGTTCAAAGTCAGCTTATATTCAAACAATGTAATTCCCCTTCCTTTGAGAAAAGCCGGGGAGAACAACTCTCCCCGGCTCATCATGATTGTTTAAGCGGCGGTCACGGTCGGCAGTCCGTTCACGCGCAGCGTGCAGGAGAACGGTTCGTTGTCCGTGGTGTTGCCGCCGAAGTCCACAATATCGGTGATGGTGCAGGAAGCAACGATGGTTTCAACCAGCGTTCCAGCCGCATTGTAGATTTCGACCTTCATGCTCGACTTGCGAGCATCCCCCAGCGCATAGCGCAGGGAAACGATGTGGTCCTGCGCGGCATCGCCGATGATGCGGCGACCGCTGACGGCGTATTCGGGCGCGATGCCAGTTACTTCATTGTCAGCGCCACCCTGACCACACAGGAAGAAGTACTGCTGATTCTGTTCGTTGACGGTAGGTTCGACGGATTCAATGCCCTTGCACAGAGGGGCATAAGTCCAAGACCCTTCCGCGCCTCCGCTCCCGGCGGTGTATTCTGTGCCGATGTAAAATTTTTCCTTCCATACAGGATTGAGAGCATCTGCCATGTTTTTTAATCTCCTCTCCAAAATAGTCTGACTGACAGCGCGGAAGCCATCAGCCATTCATTGTTCTCTTCCCTGCCGATTTTCTGCGGCAAGGAATCGGTTGTAATGTCCACGATCTGCCAGCCGTCCCCTTCTGGGTAGCTGGTTGTCCGTGTCAATGCAGAGTGTATGTTGTTCATCGCGTCAGATAACACTTTCAGGTTTTTGTGTTTCCCGTTCAGCGTGATATCCAACGGCACAAACGTGTTTTTGTCCCAGTACAACGCTTGAGGTGTTGACGGGCCGACCTCGCACACAAGCCCCTGCCCGGTCGGGAGCGCTCCGCGCGTTACCGTAGCGAATGGGCGTGTTGCGTTCATCATGCCGATGACCGCTTCGACAGCTTCATTGATAACGCTCATAGCTTCTCCTTGAATATGACTTCAGCTTGCCGCTTCCACTTGTTCAAATGATTGTTTTTGGCGACCTCGCACCATTTCCAACTTGCATTCGGGTTTACATCCGTGTACGCTGTGCGGATTTTCCAGTACTGCACACGCGCATATGGGGTCTGCCATATCAGCTTTCCCTCTTTGGGCTTTGAGTGTGCAAGGCTGGACGCTATCAACGTTCCTGTGTCCTCTTTACAGTACTGATTGCAGTCGTTCAGAATTTCTTCACTCAGAATGGGCAACGTTGCGTCCCATGCGCCGCTGATTTTAGCCGCAACAGCGCTCTTGCTGATGCTGATTTTAACAGGCATTAAATCACCCCGATTTCCCAATGATGGAGCTTGTCGGTGTCATCTCTCAGCCCGTCAGCAGTCAGCACAGTATACTCAATGCCGCGCACAATGACGCGCAAGTCGCCGCCGTTGTCGTGCGATTCAGTCAGCAGTTGACGCCAGTCAAGAGCTGGGGAGCTATGCCGTACATCCACGAACAGCACGCCAGTAAGCTGTGCGTCTGTGTTGTCGGCAGTCTTGACGATACGTTCTTCAGGCTGAAGATGTACATGATTCACGGTGTACTGTTTCCCGTACACTTGGTTTTGGTACATGTCCGTTCCCGTGCATACTTTTACGGTCGCGGTCGAGCGGAGTATTTTAGACGGGATAGGTCGGAGCATTTACCACCACCACCCCTGCATCGGCTGAGACGGGGCAACTGGCACAGCCGGGTTCATCAAGCCCGTCTGCTCAAGGTACATGAGCGCAAGCGGACTGATATGCTCTGACATAGCGCCTTTGCGTACTTCAGCGCCGCTTCTGCCGTTCACGCTGACCTTGCCAACGGTGAAGCCCACTCCGGTGCTTCCTGCGACAGAATCAAGGCCGTTCACGGCAAAATAGTCAACTTGAGCGCAGATAGCTTTCTTCACAAGCATCTGCTGATGTTCGGCGAGGCTGGCGATAGTGTCAGCCGTCACCGTCCACCGCGTCATGGAACAGATAACATCTTCCGCACGCGCTTCCAGTTTCGGGAAGTCGCTTTCGGTCGCTTCCTGCCCCATATATACGGTCGAATAATACGCCAAATCCACTATCGCCATAGTCTCACCTCATCTTTTAAGCGGCGGCGTTGACGATCACACCGCCAGTACGGTTCGCCAGCACGAAAGCGCCGTAGTAATAGCGCTCATAGTACAGATACTTGCCCTTGCTCTGAGCAGTCGGGGCG